ACCAGAACCACAGATCATCATCGACCCGCCCGTCGCCCCAGCCGCCTTCGGCGTCTGGCTTCGAGTGAAACCACGGCTTGAGCGTTCGCCGCAGCGCCCTGGTGGAGATGATCGTGCAGCCGAAGTGGGCCGTATCGACCTGCTGCACCGGCTCGGCAAACCACGACAGCGGGAGTTCCGTTTTGCCGTCGGCGGGCGGGTCGTCCATCGTGTCGAGGAGCGTGAGCATCGGCCGCCCGTCCTCGCGTTTCGCCTGGATCGGGGCGAGCGCGTCGCATTGGCAGGTCATCGCGATCGCGAACAGACGCTCGATGTCGGAGCGGGTGACGAAGGTGTCGTAGTCCAGCGTAATTATGTACTCCGTCGTCGGAGCGAACTCCTCAAGCATCCTGGTGAGCACCTGCGCCCAGAACGCACCCTGCCCGAGCGTCGGGCGGATGTGCAGCGGCATGAGGCTTTCGATGAACGCGAACACATTCGTCAACGGCCCAAAACGGGGGGCCGACAGCACCGCCTCGGCACGAACCTCGACCGACGTATCGCCGACCTGCACGATCACGCGTAGCCCTCCAAAGCGAAACGGCGGGCGGCTCGTCGCCACCCGCCGCTCACTGTGTCGGTCGTGTCAAGCCGGATCAGCCGCTGACCGTGGCGTTGACGTTCTTCGACGAGGCGCTGACCGGACCATCGACGCCCTTGCCGAGCCGGGCGACCGTGTAGACGGTGCCGGTCGTGTACGGCGTGGCGGTGACCTTGAGGTAGCGCTTCTTGCCCCGGCAGTCCACGTCCATCCGCACGACCACGTCACCAGCGGTGGCGGTCGGCGTGGGGATCGTGAAGCCGCCGGTGCCGCCACCGACGAACGCCGTCACGTCGGAGTAGGACGAGTTGTTGTCCGACTCTTCGAGCTTGAGCACCGTGAACGCCGCCTGGCTCGTGTAGCCCGCGTTCGCCCACGGCTCCTGGCACACGTCGAGCGACACGTACTCATACCCGAGACGGTCGATGACGAGCGTGTGGGTCTGCGCCGCCGTCAGGTTCTCGGTGTGGCCGACGACAGACTTCGTGGCTTCGAGATGGTTCACTGTTCAGATCTCCTCGGAGGGTTGAAAGTCAGTCAGTCGGATCAGCCGAACTTGAGGGCCACGACGGGACCGGCCTTCGTGGTCGAGCCCACGTCATGCACGACCATCGCGTTGCGGGTCGTAGCGAACGTGAGGGTCTGGTCGTACTCGATGTACCGCTCGGACGCCGTGCGGATCTGGATCGCCCGACGCTCGCCGTAGACGGCGGCCTGCGAGAGATCACCGAACAGACAGGCCACCTCGCCGCTGCTGTCGGTCAGCGAAGAGTGCATCGAGTGAACCAGCGTCACGGGGTAGCCGAGGAACCGCTCGCCGAATCCGGCCGCCACGTCGCTCGACGAGTTGCCGCCGGGGCCAGAGGCACCACCGGGCAGCATCGCGAGCCGCAGCATCGCCGAGCCCCAGCCAGCGGGCGAGATGAAAAACCGAGCCGATCGACGCGCGTAAATCGGGAGCTTGGCGACGAGGTCGGTGAAGTTCTTCATCGTGAGCTCGCTGTACTGATCCTCGGTGCTGTCGGTCGTGCTGACGACCGACGCCGAGTGAGCAGCCTTGACGATTTTCTTCGTGATGCCCTCGACGCCGTGGTAGGTCGAGGTGCCGTCACCGACGAAGCCCGCGTTGTCCACCGCCTCGGCGAACGCCTGGGCGATTTCGACCGCCATCAGGTCGGCGAGATCGATGACCGAGTCTTCGAGCAGCGAGTTCGGGACGCGATTCGCCACGCCCCAGATTTTCGCGACGAGCTCGACGTTGTCGAACGTCACGTCGCTCGCGAGCACCTCGGCGTTCTCGCCGACCGGACGGGCAGCGAGCCCACCGGTGCGACGGGCGATGTTCAGCGTGTCGCTGTTCATCGGCACCCGGCGAGCGAACTGCGGATAGACGCCGAACTCCTCGACGAGCCGGATGATCTCGCTGGACAGTTCCGGCGAGGTCAGCACGCCGCCGAGCGAGTTGACGCCGCCCGCCTGGGCACGGCTCTCGACGCCGTGATCGACGCACCACCGACGGGCCTCGGCGTCGCCGAACACATAGCCCCTCAGGTGCATGCCAGCGCGGTACGCCGACTCGGCGCTACGGAACGCCTTGAGCGGGCCGTGCGAGACAGGGATCGCGGGGACGGTTCGCTTCTCCACGGGAGCCTCCTCGGCAGCAGCCTTCTCGATCGCCTTGGCGGGAGCACCGCGCTCCAGCACGGCACGCAGTTCGAGGTTCTTCGCCTCGATGGCACGCAGCAGCTCGATCTGCGAGCGGAGCTTGTCGGCACGCTCGGACAGCGAGCGAAGCGACGACTCCTCCTCGGCGTTCATCGCGGGGGCGTCGCCCTCGGCGGGAGCCTCGGACATCGCTTCCATCTCGGCGACGACAGCGGCGAGTTCGTCGAGCAGTGCCTTGATCTTGTCCACGAGCGTGACTCCTGTGGTCGGGATGCGGTGGCGATCACGCCACCTATCCACGAACCTACGGAGCCAGACCGGCACCCATCCAGTCAGGAAGCGGCGTTAGTAAACAACTTTCGCCGCCTGACCTCGACCGCCAGAAGCGTCTGCTTGTCGGTCGCACCGCACCTCGGACAGCGCAGATACCGCGTCTGGTAGTCGCCAGACCGCTGGCTCGACGCGATCACGTACACACCGGCCCGGCACTTCGGGCACGAGTCGCCACTAGCGGCCATGCTGTGTCAGGTACTCGCGGAGTTCTCGGGCACGGGCCGCCGCAGCCATGCGACGATGAGCCTCGGCGTCACGCTGCCGAACGAATGCATCGTAGGACCGCTGGGCAACTTTCACGTCGGTGTCGGGGTACGCGGGAAAGGTCGTTGGGGAAACATCCAGCAACGAGTCGATGCGCTGAATCGTCCTGACGCTGCGACCTTCCTCGACAGCCCACGAGTCGCCGCCGCTCGGCACGGTGAACGAGAACGACGAGCCACGCACGATCCCCGCACGGATGTTCGCAGCGATGTCCCGCCCGTACGTCGTGTCAGGCACCGGGAACTCGTACCGCAGCCCGATCTCGTCCACGCTCATCGACAGCGTGCCGGGATACCTAGCGAGCGGGTAGTTCGCGTCGTGATTCCAGAGGGCGCGAGTCTCCAGCGGCCGTCGCCGCCCGCGACGCTCGGCGACGATACCGAACGCACCAGGATCGATCCGCTCGACGAAGTCGCCCAGGTCGAGACTCAACACGCCGAACTTCGCAGCGTAGCCGACGATGTACTCGCGCTCGCTGCCGTCGTCCTCGCTGCGGCTCTCAACCGCGAGCAGCGGGACCGCCGACTCGACCTCGTCAATCGCGAGGGAACGTCGCTCGATGTTCATCGTGTGGCTCCTGTCGTTCTCGTCCGCTGAGTTCATCTGCTCCACCAGTTTCCGACTCCATGCCCAGCCAGGGTCCGAGCCCCAAAGCGCCCAAGCGATGCGAGAAGGGGATGGGAAACCGTCCTCGCCTGGGCTCCATCCCGTCGTCCCGACGTTCGTCTGATGCCTGTCGAAGAACGCCTTCATCCGCCGAGCCGTCTCGGGGCTGATATTCACTCCGTTGCTCAGGTCGCGTGCTCGGGCAACGCCGACTGCCGTGCCGCCTCGGCCGTATTCGCTTCGCCACGCGAGACCCTTCGCAGCCTCTTCTCGCACGCCCGACGGCGGCGAGAAGTCGATGTGGTCATACCTAGCCGCCACGCTTCCGCCTCCGTGGCTTCGCCCGTGGCTCCTCCGCAGGCGGCGGCTCGGGCAGCGGGTCGATCTTCGTGAGCGTCGCAACCTTGTGTCCGACCTGCGTGTCGGTCGCCCGCCAGCCGCCGCTGACTTCCTCGTACACCGTGATGAGCGCCGCCGGGTCGTCCTCGGTCGCGTCGATCGCAAAGTCCGTGTCGGGCACGTCGAGCCGCCCGTAGTCCATGACGTGGTCGATGCGTCCACGAGCTCGCCCGCCAGACGAGCCCCACGAGACGTAGTCGCCCTCCGAGACGGTGCCGGGCTCGGCTCGCTCTTGGAGCGACCTCGCGGGGGCGTCTTCGACCACCGGCACCGGCTGCGGCTGCGCATCCGCTGCTGGCACCGGTTGACGCTCGACCACCCCTGCGAGGATCGCGTCGATCTGTGCGGGCGGGATGGAGGGGAACGACGCGGCGATCATCGCCGCCGCACCCTCGCGGGTGACCAGACCATCGGAGATCGCCTGCACGATCGCGATGAGCCCGGTGATCTGGGCACCGTTGAGGCTGACCTCTGCGACCTGGGGCGTGGCGTCTGGGGCGGGCTCTGCCGCTGGCGACAGGGCGTCAGCCACCGGCTCCTCGACGACGATCTCTTCGACGACTGGCGTCGGCTCGGGCTCGGCCGCAGCCTTGTCGAGCGTGGTCATGTTGAGTTGCACGAACCGCACGTCGCCGCCATCGACGGGGTTGAGGTTCT